TTGTTTGACCAGTTGCTGCGGCTGTTCTAGCAAAATTTACACTAAGGTTTAACGATTCTTGTACACTAGCACCTAAGTTTTCTCGTATGGAAGCTTGAGCTTGGTTAATATCTTCTACATTTAATCCATAGGCTTTTGCTTCAACAGCTAATAATTTGTTTTGAGCAGTTATAAATGCAGCTTGTTCCGCTGAAACACCCAATTCTTTTCTTGTATCAGTTACTGCTTTTGCTATTGATAAGAATGCTTTTACAGCTGCTCCAACTGCTACGACAACACCACCCATTCCACCTAATAACGTATCGACTGCACTTGCTGTTCTACCTGCATTAGCCGACATACTAGCGAATCCTGGAGCTATTTCTGCAATTGCTTCGGCTTGCTCTCCTTGCAACCCTGCAATCTTTTGTAAATTTTTAAGGTCCTTATCTGATATTTTACCTTTTTTCTCAGCCTCTTGTCTAATAGTAGCGATGATTTTAGCCTGGTCACCAAAAGCACCAGTTGCTGTGGCGAGTAAAGGGCCCATATTTTTTATGGTGTCCTGTAACTCTTTTGCAGCATCTTTTGCATCTAAAAAATTCTGGGTACGGAATTTACCAGTATCAGCGTCTCTTGGCATTTTGTATCCTTAATAATAGTTTTTTATAACCAATCAGGTAGTTCACCTCTATATATTGCTTTCATATCTTTCCTAGATAATTTAGTATCAGCACCTTTTGATTTCATATGCTTATCTAAATCTTGTCTTGCTTTTTCTAAATCTTTACGAATCTTAGCGAACTTTGCATCTTTCTTAGATAATTTATCTAAGGCACGAGAACCGGCTCCTTTACCAACACTTCTAAATATTGCATTTAGAAAGTCACCTACTAAAGCTTCGTTTATTTTTTTATATTTAGACATTCGAGCCTCCAACTAAATTATGTGTTATAACTCAATAATAAATATCAAATATATAAAAAATTACTTTTTGAATTGTGGAGTTGTTTTGTTGAGTTGTTTTTGTAACTCTTCTGATTCTTTCTTATAATGAGTCTGTAATCTCTTGAGATAGAATGTTCTGAGATATATGGGTAGGTCATACACTTCTTTAAAAGTGAATCCTCCCTTAGAATGTAGTATTAATTGAAATATTTCTTCGTGTATCTGAAGTTTATATTCCGGCTGAAGGCCAAAAAAATCGAACGGTTATTGGAACCGTAATCACCTGTTCCTTCCCATTTGAATCTGTTATTGTGGTACTCATATCCATATCGGGTGTGATTGAGGATAAGTATTTTCTAAATTCAAATGAATCAACTGATAAAAACTCATTTTCAACAAAATTATTTATATAAGAGGGTTCTGATTTACCATCTACTGAAGTAATCATATACTTTAATCGTGTTGTTAATTCGAATCCTTGTTCCTTAGATATTTTTTCAAGAGCTTTTATCTCTTTATCAATTTCATTTTCGTCAGCTCCTGTCAATAGTTTGAATGTAATTTCTCTTTCAGAATTAGGTAATTTATACTCAAACTGATTCTTTCCTCGAGGAAACTTCGAATAATCAATATCAACGGCTTCAAGTGAAGTTAAATCACAAGATTGTTCTTCACCGTCATACGTAAATTTGTAATCCTTTCCGTATCCCAAGATACGAGCTGCCACCATTACAGCATTCTTATCACCTATTAATAAATCATCGATTTTGACTGATTTATCAACTATCAATGATTGTAATAATTTTTCAATCACGACACCTTTTTGTATCAAATTTTGAGATGTAAGTATGTCTTCTTCTTTAGCTGTCATATACTTTATCTCTACTTTACCACTTGATAGAGGATGTCCTTGAACGTAAAAATGTCCTTTAGAGGGCAAATCAACGATTTCCGTTGGAAACTTGTATTCTGCCATTATTTTTCCTTATATGAATAATTTATAATAACCAATTATAATTATAACCTTTGGATTTCAAATAACAATTTATTTTTTCGGTGCTATCTTTTCCTTGATAGGTTTCAAAAGCATATCGAAAACAATGTCATCGTATTTAGTTGGGGTAAGTTTAACAATCTTCTCTACTGCGTAAAGAACTACTAAAACGTATTCCCAATTTGCTGCTATCCATTCACTCATTTTATACTCCTATTAGAATTGTAGTATTGCGTAATCGTATTTAAGTGTTAATGTAATTTCAGCTGGGTCGCTTGTAGCGTAATCCAAATCACCGAAATTAGCATTCTCAATATATGTTCCTTTTAATGTCCATTCCTCAACTTTATCACCGACTGGACCTAACAAGTTAAAAGTAACATCTCTTTTATAAAAATCTGAATAACCATCACGACCTGTTACTGATTCGTGTGAAGTTCTAATCCATTCCATCACAGCTTGAGCTGCTGAAGGTACAACTGGGTCGTACAACATAATATCGATAGGTTGCCAAGCTCCCTTACCTTTTATGTATCGTTTTACATTGATGTGGTCTAATACGATTTCTTCAAACTGAATCTGTGGTCTGTTAGCCGCTTTAATTAAATAAGCTGGTACACCTTCAATATACATAATGAACCGATTTTTTGTCTTCGGTTCAAATGGTGTAAACATAATTTCTGAAGGGTCTAATGTAGCCATTCCTAAATCTCCTAAAAAAAGTCCTTTATTTTCACTCATTAATAAATATCAAAAGGTCAAATTTTATGTAAAAAACAAAAAACCCCAACCGAAATTGGGGTTTTTCATTATAAGTTACATTGTTTTAGTAGGTTAAACTTACTCAGGGAATGTTGCTCCTGTTGGTTGAACAACAAAGTCTAGTACGATAAACTCTGCGGTTCTAGTAGGTTGAATAAAGATTTGACCTACTAACTGATTTCTATCAACAACATCTGCTGTATTGTTAGTGTCATCCATCACTACTCTGAAAGCACTTAAACCACTATTTTGTTGTACTTGTTCGAGATATGGATTAACAATATTCAAGAATCTGTTTCGTGTTGCTGCTGTATTCTGTTCGAATACCAAGAATTGTGAAGCACTTGCAATAAACTTTCTAAGTGCAATCAACAATCTACGAACGTTGATTCTATCTAATGCTGATGGTTTGGATTGAAGTGTCTTTTGACCAAACACAACTACACCTTGATTAGGGAAAGATGCTATAGGATTAATTCTACCCTCATACAATCTATCTCTTTCTGCGTGTGTAAGTCTTGTCTTGGCTTCTGTTACACCTAAACCTGCTAGACCTCCTCTGTTGAGTCCTGCTGGAGCAAACCATTCGTGTGAAACACTATCATTAAATGCTAACACTCCTGGAATCACAACTGAAGGTGGTACAAATACAGGAACTTGAGTTCGACTATCAACAAGTTTAACCCAAGGATAATATGTAGCTACGTAGTTTGTATCAAGAGTATTGACAGCGTCAACTACGGTATTAATACTATCATCAATATCAGAACTATCCATTATAAATAAAGCATCTGCTCTTGCCTCTACTTTACTGATAGCGTGATTAGTAACGCTAGGGTGTAATCTATGAATAACACCTGGTGTTACTAACAAGTTAATATCAAACTCATCTGGATTACTTACAGCATTGATAGCTCGTTTATAAGCTAATGTTCCGCTAGCCTCTGCTGATGACATATCGAATCCTTGAGAGTTAGTATTGGCTATGTCTGTGCCTGTAAGTGAAGGTGTAGCTGGATTACTTCCATCAAATCCCCACTGGAAAGGAACAGCAAACTTCTTCTGTTCTATAGCTGAACCTGACAGAGTGATTATTTCTGAGTCACCTGAGTAAGATTCACCAGCTCCTACTAATCTTGAAGCATCAGAGTTACCTACAGCATGTGTGTTTAAATTGAATGCCACATTGTCATTTCCTCCTCCTGATGAACCATTAGGAATCGGAGCTAATAACATTCTAGTTCCTTCTTTAGAAAAATCAAATCCAAAGAATATATTCTCATCAAATACATTACTATCATTTAACTGAGTTTCAACAAATGATGCTGTTGGAATAGTTGAACCACTAGCACTACCTGTACCCGCTGTACTAATGATTGGATTATC